ACCTGTTGGTGTATCTCATGTTCGATCTGATAAAGCCATATCCAGAATCTAGGATCTGTAAAATGAAGAATAGCATCTGGCTTTTCAATACGCATTAGTTCATTTAAGACTTGCGGATTGCCGTAACCATCATGTGCGTAAAGTTTTACCGACGCGTCAGCGACGCCAGTAATTTTAGCAATTTCAGCACTCATGTCAATAATCTTGCCATGATCCGGATGTTGAATTGCTGCACCTAACTGTACCCAATCATATTCTTTACATGTATTAATTACAATCTCTCGCGACATTGTAGCAATACCAGAATGCATCCTTAAGTCATCTGACAACAAAAGGATTTTCTTTTTCTTAGGCTTGTTAGGATCGATTTTTCTTAACTTTGGAAGTTGTAACTGTTGCATTAATCTCCTTGTAACCGTTCTTTTTATTTATTATAAATATGCTTTTAGTTGATCACAACCACTTTCTTACCTAACTTAGTTGCTTCTTTTACGACATGTTCACTGCCTTTAGATTCAATTCCTGTAGGTATAAATGCTATCATTACATCACAGTCTTTTGCAATTAGTCTATTGCGATGAAAAAACTGAGATGCATGATATGGCTTGCCGTAATAATCATCTGACATAGCACTATATAAATTCCTTGGCGTATGTGCTGGATTAAATTCTCTATACTTAATACCAAACTCTAACGCATATTTTCTAGCATACTTATCGGCGCCTTGTTGTGCTCCGCCCGATACGATAATTAAGTCTTCTCCAAACTTACGTTTAAGATCGGTTAATGTATCTTTTATCTTACGTGTATTTTCATACTGACGACTACCGACAATTGCTACTTTCATCCTTTGATTCTGTTTTTCATTGGGCATAACTCATCATCCTCTGCAAATTCACAATACTTACAATTTTTATAATTCTTACCTGCTATAGCTGGATATATACGATCTGTATTATACTCTCCATTCTTTGTAAAACAAGAGTCAATCATACCTTGAATTTCTTTCAAGAGCTTGTTACGTGTAGGCTTACCACTTGCAGGCTTAAACTCTTGAATACGTTTTTGCGGAAACATTGCACCTTCGATCAACTTACGTTTAACGATAAGATATGTAATGTCAATCGACTCGACATCAAAACCAAACTGTTCTGCAAAATAATGTTTATACAATACCAACTGCGAAGCTTTTGTCTTATCAGCCTTTTGATATTTGTTCCAACCATTCGTACTAGTCTTAAGGTCAATAATACGTACTCGATTCGTAACCGTATCTCGTATAACAATATCTAAGAAACCCATCATTAAGACATGTCCATGGTCGTCACTAACTGGATGATAGATAGGTACCTCGATACCAACTAACTCTTCATTTTTAGGTGAGAAGTATTTCTTACGATGACGTTTGATATAATCTAAAATAGCTACGCCGTCATTATAAAACTCACCCAATTCAAATTTGTTAGAAAAATGACAGCCCATCTTCTCATAAGCGTCTTTATAACCAGTAAACAGTTTCTCTTTGAGAATTTCATGCAGGCCTAAACGATCTGCTGCTTTAACTGAATCAGTATAAAGTGTTGTTAGATATAGTTGAACCGTTTCGTGCAGTGCCGTACCGAACAGTGTATGTATACTTTGACTAAATGTCCTTAGACCTTTAGCATAAGCTAATTCCCATTGCCTAGGACATGTTGAATACATAGCAAATTGAGAATATGATATCTTACGCTCGCCTTCTGCAGGCTGTCTAGTACTATATTTTATGAAGTTATGCATGCCTTTAATATAAGTGCAAAAACTCAAAAATCCAAATTTATTTACTGATTTGTCCTATTCTGCGCTGTAAATACCATAAAGCTTTGTTCAAATCTTCTAATTCTTTGGTTGGATCCTTTTTACCAGCCCTAGATATATACTTAACTGTATTACCTAAACAAAAGTCTAAATTCCAAGCTTCTATAACTTTAATAGCTTCATATGGATTGTCTCCGCCACCATAGTGTTTCGGATGATTAACTGCTTCTGCCATTACTTTTCCGGTTTTAATAGTTTGTTGATTTCTTTGTCGGTCTTACCGTACTTTCTTAAAAAATCTTTGATACAACCATCATCTGTATCGATAGTTGCTAACATATCAATATACTCCTCTGCTTCTTTACCAGGTATCTCAAAGTGATTACGTAACATTTCAATAAGATCTTTATTGTACTTGTCTGCAGATTTTCCTTTGATATACTTCAAGTAAAAACGTCTCTTAGGCAATAAGTCTAAGTATAACTGATATACGTGCTTCTTATCCAACTCACCGATTGTATATTGTTGGAACATGTCTACGTATTCGATCAAATCAGGTGACATAGATAGCCACCTGTTGATCAAATATGGAGAAAATGCTTTTTGATCAGCTTCACTCAATTTATCCCATGGAGTCTTCTTCTCAGTGATATTAGCTAAGTGATCAAATATTGTCATTACTTTTGTGCTCATACGGGCATAAATTCTTCGTTAACATGACCACAGTCATCACAACGAAATGTTGGTATTGGTACAATTTCTTCTTTGCCTGATTGAGATATTAAAGCAGGTACTCGCTTAAATGCGAATACCTGTTTAAAAAATCTACCACCGCAACTTTCACATGCAATGTCTACTAAGTCCTCTGCAGTAAAACTTTTAGATGCAGTAGGACCAGTATTCATTCTTACAACGTTATCTTTCTTTGCCATAGTATAATATCTTTTTTTCGTATTACATACCGTAGCCGTTACTTTGTACGGCCGGTTTGTTTTCTTCTGGCTTTCTAATAATAGCACATTCTGTCATCAATACCATCGAAGCTACAGATGCTGCATTCTGAAGTGCTACGCGTGTTACTTTCTTAGGATCGATAACACCAGTATCGATTAAATTTTCAAACTGGTCTGTTCTAGCATTATAGCCATAGTTAATATCAGTACTGTCTTTAACATCGCGTACAACAACGGAAGCATCTACACCAGCATTCTCACAAATCTGACGAAGCGGTTCTTCTACTGCTTTACGTATAATGTTAACGCCGATCATCTGATCTTCATTCTCTAGTTTAATACCATCTAATGCTTTTGCAGCACGGATCAATGCAACACCACCACCCGGTACAATACCTTCTGCTACCGCAGCTTTTGTTGCACTAAGTGCATCATCTACACGATCTTTCTTTTCTTTCATTTCTACTTCTGTAGCTGCTCCAATATATAGAATAGCTACTCCACCAACTAATTTAGCTAAGCGTTCTTGCAGTTTTTCGCGATCGTAATCTGATTTAACATCGTCGATTTGATTTTTGATAGCATCGATTCGAGCATTGATTTCTTCTGTAGCACCCGCGCCGTTAATGATCGTTGTGGTATCTTTCGCTACAATAATCTTTTCAGCTTCACCTAGGTCTTCAACAGTTACTTCTTCTAACGAATGACCTAGTTCTGTTGATATAAACTTAGCTCCTGTTAAAATAGCAATGTCTTCTAGCATCTGCTTACGACGTTCACCGAAGCCCGGAGCTTTAACTGCTACTACCTTAAGGCCAGCTCTTACACGATTCAGTACCAATGTACTTAATACGTCGCCTTCGATATCTTCAGCAACAATTAGTAATGGTCTTCCGGTTTGTACTACCTTTTCTAGCAATGGCAGAAATTCTTTCATATAACTAATCTTCTTATCATATACTAAGATAAAAGGATTGTCATAACTGGCTTCCATTTTATTTGGATCTGTAACAAAGTATGGAGATACATAACCACGATCGAACTGCATACCTTCTACGGTCTTAAGTTCGGTATCCATACCTTTAGCTTCCTCTACAGTAATAACACCTTCAGTACCAACCGTCTTCATTGCTTCTGCGATAAGTGATCCAATACTTTCGTCGTTGTTAGCAGAGATAGATGCTACCTGATGAATTTTATCATTGTCATCTCCTACCTTCGTAGTAATCTTTTCTAACTCATCAACAATCGTTTCTACTGCTTTATCCATACCACGCTTTAGA